TCTGGTTCTTCTGGTGGATATTCACACGAACCGTCATCCTCGTTGGCCTCGTCGTCATAGTTCTCAGCATCTGGGTCTGTGCAACCTTCGTGTCGAGGCTCGCAAGAACCATCGTCATCTGTGGCCTCTGAATCATAATTCATGGCCGCTGGATTGGTGCAACCATAGATTGGTTCTGGAGACCAATAGCACGAGTCATCATCATCTGTGGCGTATGGGTCATAATTGTCAGCATCAGAAGCGGTGCATCCCCAAACAATATCCCACGATGGGTCATAATAGTCGTCATCATCCTCGTCAGAGTCGTCGCCCATGAAGTCGGTGATTCCAAGCATCTCAGCACCCCCTCCGCCCAAGAGAATGGCTATGATGGGCAAGACTGTCATCAAGAGTGCTTTGGCCTTCACAGCCTGTTCATTGGCCTTGTCCAGAATGCCCATCGTTTGTTTGTTCGATTCATTCAACATTCCATCATCCAGAAGGTCTGCCATCACATCTGATTTATCTCGCCCCGTCGCTTCTGCCAGAAGTTCTGCCTTCTCGCTGAGTTCTGCTAAATCCACATCGCTGTCGCCCATGTATTGACTTCAATATGTCGGCGGGTTAAATCGGTGTTGGAATTGGGAACAAAAGCATTGAGATTGAGATACATTGATAAGGGTGGATGCACACGGAAGGATATGAGCCGACACGGAACATTCACCTTCAACGAAGGATGCACATACAAAGCGACCTCCATCTGTGATTCAGAATGCCATTGGTATTTCACTATCACACGCAGAACTGCCTCCAGCATCTGGACAGTTATTGACGGTGTTGAAGTTCGCAGAAGCGTTAAGTCATTCACCTGTGGACACACCACAGAGGAATACTTCATGCCCTTTGGAACATACTCAATGGCCGCATCTGTTGGCGCATCTGATGACTTCTCACACGAGTTCTGATTCAAGCACCAAAGGTTCGCATGGTTGGCAGACCGCCACCCTCGTCGTGCATGTCGAGTGCGAGCGTAGCGTATAGCAAGGCGTGGAATGCGTGGTCATCACCATCTCTGCCATACTTGGTCAGAGCCTGTGAGCGTCGTTGACGGCCAGACTTCATGTCATCCTCGACAGAACTGTTCAGAGCGCACCACTCGTGCAAAACCCACTCCAATTCCCTGCCCTTGAACGGCAGTTTGAACTCTTTGTTCTTGATGGCCTCCAGAGTCTTTTCGACATAGGTTGTCCTGTCCACCACAGCCATGTTGATGATGTTCCTGTTGTTGTCCCTGCGCTTGAACTCATACGGTGTCATAGGGCGGCTGGAATAGTAGCAAGAAGCAATCCTGTCGCCAAACTCACGCATCAGTTCCTTGACCTGTCTCGCACCATATCCAATATCACAGACGACCTTTGTTGAATTGTATCTCAGAATCAAATCCTTGATGATGCCGACTTCATCCATGTCATCGTCGCCTCTGGACTCAACCCGTATCGCATTCAATATCGTCTTGCCATCAGAACTGAGAATCACGATTGTCGTTGTCATTCCCCAATCAATTCCCATGACGGAGGATTCTGGAATCGCCAGAGATGTGGTTGGAGACATATCGGCATCAATACAGGCCAGAGCAACATCGAGTGTGAGTGGTTTCGCTGAACCAGCAAAGAACTCGCCCATCACTTCATTCTGGAATCTGCGTGGAGTGTATGTTCCTCGCTTCTGGATTATGTCGTCTGCTGAGACATCTGGGTGCATGACTTGGGTGATGTGATACCCAATGATGTTCTGAACCTGTGTAGCGTGTCCAGACTGATGAATCCATTGTTCACCCTCCATGTCCCACTCGCCTTTGGTGCTGGACTCCCAGAGCCTCCAGAACTCAGAACCTTGCTCACGAGCAGTTCCAGAAACCAGCACGACCTTGTAGTCAGATTGAGTGAGCATCTCAATCAACATCGGCAGAACATCTGGGTCTGAGTCTTGATATTCATCAATGCAACACATATCGGCGGCAATACCCAGCAATCCATGTGCATCTCCCCAATTTGAGTAAGCATAGAAGTGGTTCAGAGATTTAGCACCGACATCGAATGTCTGATGGCTCACAGATGTCTTGATTCGTTGCTTTAGAAGGCATCCATTGTTGACGGATGACATCATCGCCCCATTGAACCGTTCCTCAACGAATCTGGACACCTGTGGCTGTCTGGGGGCGGTATAGACGGCATTGAAGTATGGAATGTTCAGCAAGCCATACAGAAGGAGGTTGCAGATGGTCTCAGTCTTTTCGACCTTGCGTGAGCATTTCAGCACGATAATTTTGGTTGTATCGTTTTTCTGTAAAGCCCCAAAGTGCCGATAAACCTCAGTCAGATATGGCCTCTGGTGAAGCAAGAATGGCTTGCCTTCGATGGTTCTGAAATACTGCGCCCAGCGGTCTGGATAGAGAGCAATCTCTCTGGCCTGTTCTCTGGTGAGTGCTTGACCCCCTCCATCCGACATGGACAGAGGGAGTCGCCCCTAATGCTTGAATCTGGCGGTCTCAGATAGCCTCGACGATGCTGAATTGGTCAGCGTAGTCGTTTGCCGCTTGACGGCTCTTGAAGGTGCAGATGACCTCTCCAGACGCTCTGTCCTTGACAGCATAGTTTCCTTCGTCATCCATAGCGATAAGAACCTCAAGAGTCTTGGCTGAGATTTTATCGTTGATGATGTCAGCGGTTGCTGTGCTGTATGGGAGTTTGTAGTGTCCAGCACAGATTTTGCCGTAGCCGTGTGCGGTGGACTCATAGGTTGAGAGTTCCTTGCGGCAGTAGCAACATCGGCCAAGTTTAGCACCCATCTCTGAGACAACCTTGATTGGATTAGCCTTGAACTCATCCATCATGGTCTTGACCTCAGCAGATACCGCTGGAGTGTGATTCCAAGCGTTTGTGGCTTTGGTGATGTGTCCAAAGGAGTATTGACGACCAACACGGCGAAGGTCGCTCTTGGACAGTCCTGTCATGTCAGCATCGTGGACATAGAGAACATCGTTGGTCTCAGCCTTGCGACGGTTGGAACGGACAACGACTTCTGTGCCATCGTCAGCCAGAAGGTGAACTTTGGTCTGGGTCAGAGTCTCGCCAGCCGCATCGAACATTTCAATGACAGCCTCAAAGCCTGTGATTGCATCAGCATCGTCAACAGGAGTGTGGAGGATGCGAAGGCGTTCTGCTTCTGCTTCACGAGCAACACGAGCCGCATCACGAGCCGCCATGCGGTCAGCGTGAGTGGACTTCAAATCACGAGCCTCAGCAAGAAGTCGCTTGAAGTGAGGCATCTGACCACCTGTCAAGAATCCACGCTTCTGGTGGAATCGGCACAGGGACTGAACAAAGTTCTGGTCTCGTGCTGGCAGGTATTTGCGAAGGTTATTCATCTCAACGACTTCTGCTTCACTCACAGATGAGGATGAAGTGCTGGTGTCTGAAACTGTGGTGAATGATTTGCCTTCTGCTTTGACACCTGTGGTGCTGGTGTCTGTGCAATATCGGTCAACAAAGATGCGAACCCACTTCATCTGGGGTGTGGATAAATCCCACTTTGCACCTTTTGAACATAGGTCGCCCACGAACTTTTTGTCTCGTGCAGACGCTGTGTCCTTCACTTCGGTCAGTTTTTCTATCAATTCTGTCTGGTCTGTATCTCTCGCCATGTTATCTGCCAGCAAGTCTCCATATATCAATACATCGGTGTATCAATGTTGCAGAATCTGATTAGGATGAAGGCGGTGTCTGGCTGAAAATACCCGATTCGATGTTGAGCCGAATGGAAGTGATAGGGCAAAAGAGTAGCAACAACGCATCTCTTTACCAGACACCAACCTCCAAGAGATTGGATGGCCGACAGTATATGAAGAATCACTCAGATTTCCAATCACGCTTGCGTTCAGCCATAGCCGCTTCACGCTCTGCTCGTGCTTGTTCTCTGCGTATGTCCTCTGCTCGACGCTTGACGGTCTTGTTGAGTCGTGCTTGTCCATGAAGAACTGCTTTGTCAACGACTTTCAGAATCAGAGGGTCATCTGGAGACTTGATGTGAACTGACCATTGGAATCCTCTGCGAAACAGGGAGACATCTTCGACGGTTGCATCTGGATGAGAAGCCATCAGTTCTGGTTTCAGTTCTTGGAATGCAGACTCTTTCACCCAAATGGATGCACAGTCTTTGATTGAGCCATAGATAGCGGCTACAATCTGGTTTGGTTCATTCATGAATCTGGCAACGGTGTATTTGATTGACCCCGCTGTCATATCTTCGCATTCAAGACCATGAGCCTCCAATTCCTTCTGGATTCGGTCTCTGGTCATTCTCTTCAATTCTCTTTTGCCAATGGCAGGTCGCTTTCTGGGCATGTGTCAAGCGAGTATCAATCTCATATATCACTCTTTGCGTTCCCTCAATACATAGGATTCTGACCAAACTCCGTTGTTCAATGCTTTACAGCACACCATACATGACGACTCTGGGGCGATTTTTCTGGTTCTGAATATGACCTTGCTACAATTGGGGCATTCATACTGCCAGAGCCGACCTTTGCCACGCTCGATGCGTTCAATCTGCCGCACGAACTTGGCTCTGTGATACTTGTATTCTGGATATTCCTCCCACGATTCCTCCAGAGATGTGAACATCTGCCCATGACCTTCTTCTGAACCCAAGACGATGTGCAAGAGTTCGTGATGGATGAGTCCCTTGAGCAGAATGGCATAGCCCTCGTCATAGTAGTCGAAGGCATAACGGTTGATGCTGATGGTGAAGTCGTCGTCTGTGAATCTGACCTGTGCCAGAGTTCTGACTGTGCCATCTCTGAGATACCTCCAGCGAAGCCAAGAAGTTCCAGAGGGCAATCCTCCCAGAGTATCTGGTCGCTCTGCTCTGAGTTCACGATAGAACTGTCTGGCAAGAAGTAAATGCTCAACGCTCAATGGATTGGTCAGACTTTTGACCATTCCTCACCCTCGATGGCGGCGATGAATATCATCTCGTCTGCTCTGAAAACTCTGAATATCTGTTGGGGATTTGCCATCATGAGAATCATGAGTTTGTCTCCAACCGCAGATGGTGATGAACTCGCTGGGAGTTCCCACATTTTCTGGTTTCGACCATTGATTTGCATGACTTTTTCTGTTTCATCCACAGGAGTTTCATCTTCTGACATGGTTTGCCCTATCAGTCCCACCGTTATCAAATCAACCAAACTTTTCGTGGAGTTCGTTAATGTCAAAGGACACATCTCCATCCAGAGTTCTCTGAGCAATCTCCAGAATCCAATTCTGACAGATGGGAATGTTTGTTCGTGCTGTCGGAGTGAAGTCCAACCAATTATCGGGTTCAATATCTGGTCTGAGGCAATATGCAAATTGTCCATCGGTTTTGGATTCTTTGCTGATTGCCATCAACCCTTGATTGAAACTTGTCTCGACCATGAACTTGGTTTCGCACCACGCTTGCTTGAACTCTTCTGGATATTCTTGGAATGCCATGAGTGGGATGGCGTTGAGAGCGTGTGAATTGAGGCTCTTATGTGGCCTGTGGAATTGCCCAGCGGTTGCATCCAGAATCCATCCGTCTGCGATACAGATGACATGGCCGTCATAACCTGTGCCTTGAACCTCTTGCTCGTGGTATATTGCCAGAGTGTATGGGTCAATCTGCTTGATTGGTTTGCCTTTGCTGGACTTTCGCTGTGGATGGCGTGTGTTTTTCTTCTTTTTCTTGAGGTTGTCGTTATGATTTTCGATTCTGATGTGGTCGCCTTTCTTGTATCTCAAGAAGTCGTGATTCCATCCATACACATCACATGCTTGAGCGTATGCTGGAACTCCCAGAATCTCAAGCGCACCAGCCATCGCCTCTGACATCTGATAACAACAGTCTGGGAATATGGATTGTTGAATCAGACGAGCCGCATTCATGACGACCTCAATCCGCTGGTCGAGATGGGGCATTCGGATATATTCAATGTCGGTCATGTTCTTGCCACGATGTGCAAGTATATCAATGGATAGGTTCTCTCAATGTCATTCTTCTTCTTGAGATAGCGCATGACATCGCTTGCAGAATAACACACCCTCCATCGCTGGTCGGCACTTGAGTGGTGTCTTGCACTTGAATCGCTTGCCCTCATAGGACATCACCGTCAGAGATATTGCATTGACGGGTTCATCTGGGTCGTGGTCATAAATCCACTTGTCAATCGGTTCGTCTGGATTCAGAACCAGAACTCCTTGAGTTTCAATGTTGCAGTTCCCACGATGCAAATCCAGAATCGCTTCAACAACAGCGACTTGGGCTTGAGTCAAATCTCCATCCATCTCAGCCAGAAGTGTTCCAGATTGATAATTGACAGAAACGATTTTGTCTCCAGATTGGCAGATGACAATTATCGAGTCCAATATCTGGTCAGTCTTGAATGTCATTCTCCAAATCACTCCCACTCGATGTTGGCGGTGAATGTTTCAGTTCCATCAGCGGCGGTGAAAACAATTGTCAGTCCTTTCATGAACATGACTCCTTCAAATGTTTGCTGGATTGGTTGACCAAATGCGGCCACCAATTTATACACGAGATTCGATGATGCGATGTCAGCAACCTCAGCACAGTCATGAATCTCAACCTGTGTCAATCCACCAGCGATGATGAATCCGTTGAGCATAGCAAGTGTCGGTGCTATCACCAGACTTGTTGTTCCTGTTCCAGAGGCGTGAGTTATCTGACTCATACAACATCGTTGCGATTCGGGGGTTATATCGGTGTTGGTTGCTCAGATGCGTTGCCACTTCAATGCAAACTTGGTCAAAACAGCGACAGCCTCTTGCTGTGTTTTAGACTGAGCGAGACCATCCAGAGTGCGCTTCTCAGCCCACATTCGATGCTCACCATCACAGTATCTGAATCCGTCTTTGAGGTCTTGCTTGAGGCAATCTGGGTGTTGGCAATCTGAGCGCATATCCTCGACTCAAGAATGTCGAATACAAGAAAGTTATGGTGTCCAGCCCAAGAATATGTGGCTCGCCATCCAGAGATTGAATGCGAATGAGCAATACAGAATTGTCCTCAATCTGCGGTTTGCTTTCACATGTCGCATAACAATGTCCCAGAGGTCGTCGTTGCCTCTGACCAGATTCTGACGGGTTGTCGGTGGATTGTCCATGAGTTCTGGCGATGTTCCCACAGTTAAGAACCTAATCTCCCACCTGTGGATTTCAATGGGTTTTTCGATGGGGCAGACAGTATTGATGTATCAAAGAATTGAGCAGGGAATTGAGAGGTGCTGGAATTGCACCCAGAAAAGAAACGAATTGATTCTGGGGGTGTTTAGACGCTCAGAAACGGGTTGCTGGAGTTATCCCCCTAAAGGGGGATAGTGAAATGAATCAAACGAACCCCCTATCCAGAGGACACATACCCCAATATACGCAGTATGTCTTTTCTGTATTCTAACATGTGTGTGTCCCATACCCCTCCTTTGTTTGTTTAATTATTTGTTAAGAACATAAGTAGTATGATATTGAAAGGGTTTAAGTGTGTGAACTTCGTGGAGAGATGGAACGGGACTATTGATATTCAGAAAAACATAGTGATTTTCCACCATAATTTTTGAGGCCATAGTGCAACGAGATTCAGAAAATAGATGGTATTGGGCTGAATAGGGGGAGGGGTCTGGTCTGCTCTGGGCAGTTCCTTTGCTCTGGGTGCTGGAATGAGATGTTCATCCCCCCTGCCCTGTTCACTATCGTCTGGAATAATTCTCTGGCTCTGGACACACCCACGCCGTCATCTGAGAGAAGCAAGGCTTGACCCCCGCCCGTCATGTCGGCCATCAATTCTGGATGACTCTCAGACACTTGCATCGAGACCTGCCCAGAACTCTGAGCGAGCAATCCATACCCAGCCTAAGCCGAGCATCAATCATCAGCATCTCCAGCATCTGGGCTGGGCATCTGGTGGGCGGTCATCCCGCCTCATCAACATCGAGACTCCACCCCCGCATGGGGGGCAGAGCCTCTGGAACTCCGACCTGTCTGGTCAGACTCAAACATCACGAGTGATGATGATTTTGCCAGCGGTTGCTTTGGTGGTGGTGTGGCGAATCTCATCCATGAATGCCTTTGCATTAGCACCAGACTGAGGACTCCACTTGACACCGTTGTTGGTGTAGTGGTCAGCGATTGCTTCTGCGTCAGCACCAGCGGCTGTCATTTGAAGTCCTTGAATGAAGGTTTCAATGAAAGCACCGTTCTGAGGGCATCCACGCATAGCACCAATTTGCTTGACAAGGTTTGTCCATGAGACACCAGAGTGTTGAGGTTGCATGGTTGTTTCACCAATCTCTGTGATTCCTGTTGAGTCAACAGTAGCACCTGTGAGGTTGTTGGTGATGGTGATGTCCCAGCCGTTGACTGAGTTCTCTCCGTTGGTCTTGCGAACTACACTTGGGTCTGCTTCTGGGATAAGAGCAGGTGTCTTGGTTGTCTTGTTTCCTTTGACAAGGCTGTTGACGATGTTCGCCAATGGGACTCCCTCAAACCCAGCGGCTGGGTTAAGAGTTCCTGTCTCTGTGTCAAGGACAAGGGTGTTCACGGTGCGGGCTTCTGGGCTGACTGTATCTTGGGTCATGCCTCTCCATTAGTGGTGTCCTATATCAATGCGTCGGTTCTATCAATACCTTTCAATCTGATTCTTTTTGTTCTTCATCTGGTTCAGAATCGTCTGACTGAGCAGAAGGTTGGGTATCGGCTTCAATATCCAGAGTCCTCATCTCGTCTTGAATCACACTTCTGAATTGTTCCATCGGGTCATAGCCGACATTGACCACGACTTGAGGTGCGGCTTCTTGCGCCCCTGTGAACTTATCCAGCGATTCCTGTGCTTTGATTAGTCCACCAACCATGAATGAGACTGAATTGAGTTTGCTCACAGAGTCAGCCTGTTGATGTGCCGATTCAATCACGGCCTCCAACCTGCTCATCGCTCGCCGCCTTCTGGAGTATGAATCCAATCTCTGATGTTCAATGTCATCCATCTCAGCCTTAGCGACAACCATGTATCGAATGTCCTCAGCAACGATGCTGGCCTGTCGAATAAGAGACCGCCACTCAGAGGGCGAGGCACGAGAGTTAAACAGGCTATTCTCAACCAATTTCATCTGGACTTCTTTCTCTGAATATCCACGAGTCAGCAGACCTGCAACGAATCTGACCAGAGCCTCATCATACTTGCTTGGCAACAGTTTGTCAATATCGTCAACACTCTCAATCTCATCGTCGGACATATCTGGTTCTTTCTCTATGTGGTTATTCACACTTTCGGAGTATTGAGATGCCGAATCAGACGACCTGTTTGACCACTTTGAATGTGCTTAATCCTGTGGATGAATGAGTGGTTCTGCTCAGAGATTTAGCCCTCACATACTCGCCCAGAATGTTGGAGACACGACCAATTGGCTGACGCTTTGTTCTGTTCCTCTTAGGCCAATGTCGCTCTTGCATATCGGTCAGAAACTTCTCCAGAATGAACTGATGCCCAACCTCATATCCACAGAGAACCTCGTGAATCTGTCGTCGGCATTCAAGGTTGCGAGTCATACATTGTCATCTCTTGAATCAAGCACTCGATACCCTCCTTCAATCATGAACTCTGAATCAATCAAAGCAGACCTCAGAGGTTGAAGAATTGAAGCGATGATTGGCTTGGATGCACCATCCAGAATCGTTTTGATTTGAGCCAGATAACTCCCAGCAATATCCATCTCAGTCTGAGCGTTGGCGTGAAGGTTATCCCCATACTCTGGTGATGATGCCAGACAGCCAAGAATCTCAACCATCTCCATCTCAGCCTTGTCCAATTGCTCTTGATGATATTCCTCAACGAGATGTTCCATGTGGGCTTGTTCCTGTTGCCAGAGTTCATACTCTGCTGGGTCGTCGGTTATCATAGAAGGACAGTCAACGCCCACCTATTTGAAGTCATGAAAGTGGATTGTCCACGCCTCTTGCACCCAGAGTCCAGCGGAGAGTCTTGACAACGCCCTGCAACGCCTTGAAGTTCCTTGCGTGATACATGAACTCTCTCGACTTGATTCGATGCTTATGCTTCTGGACTCCCATCTCGTGAATGTGTAGTTTGGCTTCTGCCTTGTCCAGCATCTGTTCAATCTCATCCCATGAGCGATTGTATGCGAAGGTCTCTGATTCGTGCATCTCTGCCATATTTGCTCTGCGACAGTTCCACCTATTTGAGTCCTTTTCGCTTTCTTTCATCTGCCTTATGTTTCAGATAGCAATTGCCGCAGACTTTGGCATAAAGCATTCTGGAGTTCATCAGAGTTATCTCCAACCTGCACACCTTACACAGACGGATTCCTGTATCTGGATGATATTCGGTATTCTCATCTGGAGGGTCGTGAGTCGTCATGGATTTTGAAACCACAGCCACACTTATTTGAACCTTTATTGAACTCAATATCAGAGCAAGAATCTGAAAGCCCTGTTAATGTTGCCAATGATGAACCAGCGATTTACACCATCACCCAATGGGTCAGTCATGTATGTGCATTGAACTGACTTTCCGCTGAATATCTGAATTGCTTGAGTCTCTGATTCTCCTGTCTCTTCATCCATATAGGAGAACATATCATTCCCAGCGTCTATAATCGCCCTGTCATTTGAATACATGGTGATTGTCAAGTCGTGGGTTGTCGTGGTTGGTGGAGTCAAAGTGATTGGATTTTCAAAGTCGCCACCGTCAATCAGAATGGCACGATTCATCCCTGCTGGAATTGTCCCGCCACCTATGATTGTCCCAGATGTTGGGGGTTTCAATTGACCGCCTCCACCGCCTCCGCCTCCGCCTCCAGCAACGCTGACAACCGCTGTGTTGGATGATACATCTGCAACAGAAAAAGAGGCATCGAATATCAGTTTTGTTTTGTTGCTGTTGCCGACCTGTCCGTTGGCATCACCGATGAACATTCCCAGCGCACCATAAATGTCAACAAACTGCAAAGCATCCTCCGTGAAGTTCACGGCTGGAACTCTGCCAGCCATTCCAGAATATGATGCTGGAGTGTCTGTCAAGCCAATGAAGTCTCCAGAGCCACCGCCACCTCCACCACCTGTGGCTGTGAGGGTTGAACCAGATAATGACAATCCAGACCCAACAGTCAATGCGCCCAAGTCGCCATTCGCATTTGCATGGATGATGGCATTGGTGGCATTTGACTGACGGATTGTCCCATTCACATCAAGTGCTTGGGCTGGGTCAGTCGCCCCTTTCAGAATCCCAACCTTGCCGTCTGTTTTGAGTCTCAGTTTGGTGTCAGAAGCCGCAACATTCGTGTCGAGTGGAGTTCCAAACGAGATGTCCAATTGTTCTCCATCTCGCTGACCAATCTGCCATCTCTGGGTTGACCAATCTGCGCCATCAAGAGGGGCTGTGTTGTCATTGTCCAGATGGATTCCACCATACTTTGAGATTCCAACATTCCCGTTGTTTGTCTGGAATCTGGCCGCATAAGCACCATCTCCAATGTTGTCATAAGTTCCAGAAGAACCCCCGCCCGCTTGGTATTGACTTGTCTTGACATGGAGTGTGTTTGTTGGCAACGCTGATGCTGTGAATCCATTCCCAATGCCGACCCTGCAAGGGTCAACCTGTGCGTCAATGAATATCCTCGTGGGCTGGTCAGCACCAGAGTCATCAGTCTTGATTTCAAGGTCATCGTTGTATGCGTAAAACGCCCCACCATCCATTTGTATTGGCCTGTTGAAATAGAAGTATGCCCTGTCTGTATAGAAGTGGCAGAATGAACCGTTCTGTGCGCCAAGTCTCAGATAACCAGACTCCGTGTTTATTCTCAGAATTGCATCATTCCCACCAGCCCTGTCAGCACTCAATTGCACCTCTGCTGAGTTCGTTGGATTTGAATACAGATACGGTGCTTCTGGCAGAATTGATGGCACACCTCTTGGCCGCTTGAATACTGTGTTGGTGGTTATTGATGTCCCGATTGTCTTGCTGATTGTCAGAGTGTTGCCGCTGATTGCTGTTATGATAATGCCCTTGTTTGGCTGTGCCGATGACCCGCCAGAATCAACAATCGGGTCAACAGTCGTGGAGATTTTATCGCCCAGATTGAAGAATGAACCGTCTGGAACTGAAACTTGATTCGACCCGCTGGTGAATGTCGTTGGAACTGCCACCAAGTCCTCTGGAACTTGACCAAGTGATGTCTCACCTGTCAGAACCAGAGTCGGTTCTGCTTCAACCGCCGCAACCGCTTCTGCATCTGTGTAGCCAGCACCTGCCGCTGACCATTGAGTGTTGTAGTCTGTCCCATCTATTTTGCTCAGAACCTGCCCTGCTGACCCGCCTGTTGGCACTCCTTGACCATTAGTCCCGTTTGTCCCATCAGTCCCGTCTGTGCCGTCTGTGCCGTCAGCACCATCGTTGCCTTGAATCCCTTGAATGCCTTGAATCCCCTGCGCCCCTTGAGGGATTCCAAAGTTCAGAACTGCCGCTGATGATGTTCCAACATTTGCCACCGTCGCTGGTGTCCCTGCCGCCCCTGTGGAGACTGAGCCGACAGCGATTGTTGCCGCTG